GATGAATTTGTAGTCAACAAAATGAGTAATGCTGATGTATGGGAATATTTAAAGAATGAAAAGGGAGTTGGTGAAGATGACTTAATAATTGCTGATAGTAGTGAACCTAAATCAATAGGTGATTTTAAAAGTTATGGTGCATTAATGAAAGGTGCTGAAAAAGGACCAGGTAGTGTTGACTATTCAACAAAGTGGCTATCTAGTCTTGCTAAAATAGTAATAGACATAGATAGATGTCCAACAACAGCACAAGAGTTTAGCACATATGAATATCAACAAGATAAAGATGGTAATTATATAAGTGGTTACGTTGATGCTAACAACCATTGCATTGATAGTGTTCGATATGCATTGAATAATATATGGAAAAAGAAAGGACAATAGAAGATGACACGAGAACAAATTAAAGAATATAATAAAAAATATTATCAAGAACATAAAGAAAAAATAAAAGAAAAAGTCATTGAATATAGAAATAATAATCGTGAACATCTTATTGAAAAACAAAAAGAGTATAATAAAAAACATAAAGATAAAATAAAACAACAACATGATGAATATTATAATAATAATTATGAGCAATTGAAAGAATATAGAAAACAATATTATAAAGAACACAAAGATGATTTATTAAATAAAGCAAGTAATTATTATCAAGATAATAAAGAAATAAAGAAAGAATATCAAAAAAATAGAAGAAAAACAAATAAGTTATATAATTTCAAATTACAAATAAGAAACATGATAAATACAAGTTTTAAAAGAAAAAGATATTATAAAAAAGATACAAATAAGAAAATAATTGGAATAGAAATAAATGAATTTGTTGATTATTTATTAAATACATTTAAAAATAATTATGGTTACGAATGGAATGGAATAGAAAAAGTTCATATAGACCATATAATACCTTTATCGAATGCTAACACAAAAGAAGAAGTAATGAAATTATGTAATTATAAAAATTTACAATTATTAAAAGCAAAAGACAATTTGCAAAAAGGTTCTAAAATAAATTATGAAATAAAGGGAGAGTGAATAGAATATGCTAAAGAATATTTTTCTTTGGATTTTAAATACATTTAAGATTAAAACACAAACAACCGATAAAGAATTAAATGACAACAGCAAATATGCAAAAAACTATGAGAATATAGATAGTATCAATTTCAATGCTATCTTTAGTAACAAACTTGCTAATTATACAATTAGTGATAGTAACATTAATATTGAGGGTGAAAATCAAAGAGTTGATTTACTTAACAAAGTAGGACAGTCAATGTGGAAGAAAGCCAAGAAAATAACATCAATGGCATTTGGTTATGGTGGTGTTATTATAGTCCCTTATGTTAAAGGTGGTAAGATATTCTATAATCTAGTTCCACAAGATAGATTAACTATTGATAAAATGGAAGGTGAAACCATAACAGGTGCAACTGTTCTTGCTGAAAGAAGGGTTGAAAAAGGAACAATAGGTGAAAAGGTATATTTAAGATGGACTAACTATCAAGTAGAAAACAACAATATGACCATTACTCAACAATATAGTGATGAAGATGGTAACAAGATACCAACACCTGAATTTTGGAAAGATATCCAAGAAGTAAGAACAATAACTAATGTAGATAGAGTTCCATTTGGATATATTAAATCACCTATTAATAATAGAAAAGCAAATGATAAATATGGTGTTCCTATTACATATGGTTGTGATGAAACTATTGAAGAAATAAAAGAAGCAATGGCACAACTACAAAGAGAATATGAATTAAAAGAACCATTTGTTGGTATAGATAAGACTTTATTTAATGGTAAAAATCAATTACCTAAAAAAGGTTTATTTCAATTGTTAGATGCAACGAGTGATGATTTCTTTCAAATATTTGACCCACAATTTAGAGATTATACATTAAGACTACAAGAACTATTTAAAAGACTAGAACACGAGATAGGAACAAGTTATGGCATCCTATCAGAAGTTAATACACAACAAGCAACAGCAACTGAAATTAAAAGAAGTATGTATGATACATTTACTATTTGTGATGATATGAGAAGTAATATTGAAAAAGGATTAGATGATTTCTTCTATGCTTGTAATGTATTAGCAAATGCATTTAATTTATCACCACAAGGTGAATATGAAGTAAGTTATGAATGGAGTTATAGTTTACTTGAAGATACTGAAACTGAATGGACACAAATGACTTGGGCAAATAAAAATGGTATTATAAGTGATCCTGAAATGCGACAATGGTTAAAACCTGATGAAACACTTGAAGATAGTGAAAAGGCAATAGAAGAAATAAAAGAGAATAATCCTAGTGTAGATGATATATTAGGAACAAGGGATAATGTTTAGAAAATCTAAAAAGAAGAACAAAAGAATGAGGGAAGTAACTAAATTAATGATAAAGAGATATGCTTTAAAGTCATTAGGTTATGATTTTATGGCATATCCATTTAAGAGTGAAAAAGAACTATCATTTCATCATTTAATAATACCTAAAAGGATAAGTGAAGCAAGAGGCATAGGAGATGGTTATGTAATGTGGAATGGTGCTATATTAGTCCAAAATACAGCACATAACTATCTTCATGTAATAGAACAATATGATAGAGATATGTTTCTTGCTATAACACATGAGATGATAGAAGAAAATAAAAAAGGATATTTAGATATAAAGAACCTACAAAGAATAGATGACATATTAAGACAATTTGAAAAAGAATATGCTAATGAAAGAACAAGAAAAGGTTCATACATTATAAAAGAAGAATATACCAAAAGATTAGTCAAGAGGTGATGCTGATGAATGACAAGCAAGTGCAATTGATAATTGAAAGATTGAAAGAACGTATTCAAAAAGCAAATGAATTATTTCTTACTAACATTGGTGAGAATATAAAGAAGTTAAAGAAACTAAAACCTAGTGATGCACAAAAGTTAATACAAATATTAAAGTATGGTGGCAAGTATGAAGATATGATTAAGAAGATATCTAAATATAGTCAAATGAACGTAGATGATATAGATAAGATATTTTCTGAATTTGCCAAAAAAGATATGGATAACTTTAATAAGCAATTCTATGAATATAGAAACATACCATATAGACAATATAAAGATAACTTACCTATAAAACAACAAACCGAAGCATTGGCTAATATGGTTAAAAATGAAGTATATAATTTTAGTAGAACAAATGTGTTAGGATATACAATCAAAGATAACCAAGGCAATGAGATATTTAAAGGATTAAGGGAAACCTACAATGACTTATTGGATACAGCATTTTTAAATGTTGGACAAGGTAAAGAAACATTTGACCAAGCATTAAGAAGCATATTAAAAGACATAGGACAAAGTGGACTAAAGACACTTGATTATGAAAGTGGTAGATCAATAAGATTAGATAGTGCTATCACAATGCATTTAAGAAGTAGATTAACTGAACTACACAATGAGAACCAAAAAATAATAGGTGAACAATATGATGCTGATGGTGTTGAAATATCAGTTCACTTAAATCCTGCACCTGACCATGAAGAAGCACAAGGTCATATATTTAGATTAGATGAATATGAGAAGTTGCAAAAAGATGGAGTGGCTAAAGATGTTAATGGTAAAGAGATAGATTTACATAGGACATTAAAAGATGGTGATAGTGCTGATACCTTTAGACCTATTGGTGAATATAACTGTTATCACTATGAATTTAGAATAATAGTAGGTGTAAATGATCCTGAATATAGTGAAGAACAATTACAAAAGATAATTCAAGATAATAAAGATGGATTTGAATTTGAAGGCAAGAAATATACTATGTATGAGGGTGAACAACTACAAAGGAAACTAGAAACAGCAATTAGAGAACAAAAGGATATTCAAATATTAGGTAGAGCATCTAATGATAAAACAATGATAGATGATGCTGATAAGAAGATAAAGATATTAACTAATAAATACAATGATTTATCAAAAGCAAGTGGATTAAAGCCAAAAGTTAAAAGAATGAGTGTATCAGAATATCGTAGTTCAATTCGAGTGAATAATAGGTAAGGATATGGCTTACTCGATTTAAAATAGAGCATTGTGATGCACATAAAACCTAGTAAAATCAACAAAAAAAGGGTATAAAAAGAAAAAGTGGAGTGATAGTGTGAAGATAATT